ACGATTATCCCCAGAACCTTGAAGCATACCCCTAGCTTTCCTGTCTGCAAGTTTTTCAATGTTGTCTTCCATAACCTTACCAAGATTAACTCCTAACTCTTGTGCCAGTACAGCAATGTACCAACAGACATCACCTAACTCCTTCGTGATCTCTGCACGTTTAGCAGGGTTATCCCCATCACGTATTAGCTTCTTAGCTTTGTTAGCAATCTCACCTGCCTCACCTGCCAGTCCTAACGTCAAGTACGCTAGGGCTGTTTCTTTTGGGAAGATAGCTGTTTCACAAGCCTTACGTTGATACAATGATGCTGTAATACCACTCATTTGTTTCTCCTTCATCCACTGTTTAGCTTCTTCCTCTAGCCTGTTCATTTTGTAGTACCTTCTGTAGATTCTCATGATAGGCAGTGTTCCAACCTCGCTGCCATTCCCTTGCCTGCATTGTATTGGAGTCAATTGGGCAGGTCAGTCTACCTTTTTTGAAGGCTTCCTGACCCCACTCAAATTGAATACGTAAGGGTGCATCATATTTGCTTAGTCCGTTACGCCGCACTGTCTTCACTTTCTTCAGCTTTAGGTTCGTTCACAGAAGCCACCAGCATCTTGGTGAAAGCATCTTGTGCTGCTCGTAATTGGTCAATACCAAACTGTGCTTGAGCAACCTTCGTATTTAAGTCACGAATCTGATTCACTAGATACTGTTCATTGTTTTCTAGTTCGTCATAGTCGTACTCTTTACCGTCAATAGTAATCATTTGTTTTTCGTCATTCATTTTCATTCTCCTTCTGTTTCTGTTTAAGTTTCTGCCATTCTTCATAGCTAGGATGGCTACGTGGGGGGTTGAACTGTATCCAACCATCCCCACGCTTCCACACTAACTTACCACTAAGCTGCTTCGATGTCAACTATTTCACATACACCAGCAGTACAGGCTAATTCACGCCCACCTGAAGTTGTATCCTCCTTCTCAAACTCTCGCAACAATGACCAGTCTACATTCTTTGGCATCTTTGTCAAGAACTTTTTATACTCATCTTCATTGATATCCTGATAAGGTGCTTGCTGATATGTATGCTCACTGAATGGCAGGAAGCTAATACCTGACACCTCATCAAAATGTTTGTACACCCAAGAACCTACATCCATCCACTCATTCTCTTTGACTGANATAGTGACTGAAGGTTTGTGTTCACACCANTGACGCTGATATGTGAGCCACAGTTCAAGCTGCTCAATAGCTGTCATGTCNGTGCGAGTTACTGCGTTCTTAGGTGACTTCATAGGGAAGCTGAACACTGTTGTTGAGTCGGGTTTCATTACATCAGGTTCAGCAGGTATTCCCTGTGAAATAAGGAACTGTGTTAGTGGGTCTTTGTTGTCGCCACGAACAGTACGGATGTAGTACGGATTGTGACGAGCATGAATACCACTGGCTGCATCAGTAAGCTGTGACACAGTGCCGCTAGGCTTCACACAAGTGACAGCAGTTGACTGTGGTATCTTAAGCTGTTTAGCCATAGCCTTGTTTGTTTCAACAGACACGGAGCGTAGCAATTCCAGTACAGTTTCAAGTGTACCACCTGCAGTGCTGGTAATCTTATTATCCATGATGCCTGTCAGTGATACACCAAGCAACCGTTCTTCTTCTGTATTTTTCTGCCATATCTTACGAAGATACTTGAAGTTAGTTAGTGTAGCTTGGAATGTTCCAAGAATAGTGGCAAGGCGTACTTTTTCCTTTAGTGTTTCCATTGTATCATTTTCACGTACTACTACCTCAGACAAGTTACAGAACTGATAAGGACGCAAGATAATTTCACTGCAAGGGTTGCATCCAAAATCCTGTTCTGCATCACGCCGCCCATTCTTCGCTGCTTGCTTCTTGGCTGACTGTCGATTGAATATACCACGTTCACCTGATTTAGATTCATACAAAGACAACCACTCACGCATGAATGTACCCATCTGTGGCTTTTCTTTATAGGCAACAGAGTTGTTTGCCAATGCACGTTGTCCTTCTTGCTCCCACCACTGTCCTGCTTTAGCATGACGCATCTGGTCATCATTAAGATTAGACAATGAAATCAATGCACTACGACGTACACCACCGACAACTACAACCTCACCAATCTTACACATGATGTCGTGACATTCTATTGGGTAAAGCCTACGTCCAGCAGCACCCTTGAACTTCTCAATACAAAACTCAAAGAGTTCAACAAGGGGCTGTGGACCTGACGCACGACCACCGAAAGTCTTGAGCCTTGCACCTGCAGGACGCACTTCGCTGACATCGAACTTGGGAATTTGTCCAGTGTAAAGCATAGCAATCAATTCCTTCAGTGACTTTGCCCATCCGGGGCGGCTGTCACCTACCTTGATTACTGTGTCTGTAGTATGAAAATCTTCATTTACAATAGGCAGCTTCTCTACGTGATGGCGTTCAACACTGAAGCCTACACCTGTGCCACACATAAGAATATACATTGTTTCATCAAACGCACGTGGGCTATCTACAGGCACATAAGAACAGTTGTATCCACCTACATGACAGCGATCTAGTGCTGGCCCAGCAGTCATCAATGCCCTCATAGAAGGCATAATTGACTGGTTGAGTACAGCTTCTTCCAGTTCACCTCTTAATGTATCTGGTAGATTATAACCAGTAGTAGAAGACAAATGCTTAGACATGTAGTCAAAATATCTTTGTACAGTTTCACTCCATGTTTCCCTTCTCTGTTCATCCTCTTTCCACCGTGCATAACGTGAAAGTGCTATAAAGTTTTGGTAGTCTGTTGGTAATTGATTGCTTATCATGTTGGTTACTCCGTAATTGTTTTTATGTTTCTAATAGTAGCACCTTCTATGTCATAGAAATATTCTTGGATGCCATCCTCTAATTCCTCTCCAACCATTCCGTCAGCCGGTACAGGATACTCCTCATCGTCAATGTCAATAGTAATAAACATTTTAACTCTTATCACTTGCCATTACCTCTTCAATTAACTTATCCAAGTACCACTTGGCTTTTTGCAAATCCTCTAACGGTTTGTCTTTGTAATCAAAACGCCAGAGATACTTCATAATGTTACCTTGCAGGTAATATTTAAATCCAGTATCGGTTGCGGCAGAGATTGCCTGAATACACTCAATACCTGCCTGATTATAATGTGGTGGGCTATTAACCATATCAACAGAATCTGCTGAAGGCCACATTTGTTTTACATCTGATTGTTTACTTGCTTGTGTCATACGTAACTCCTCTTGTTCCCTCATTATCTTCATAAATTTTTCGTGTCTACTCATGCAGAACCCCCTGTCTTTGTGTTAAAGTGTAGGTGTACTACGTTACCGTCATAGGTCTTTTCTACACCTGCTTCTTCCTCTAGTTCTACATCAATATTCACTTCTGTGTCAATAACTTTTGTTACGTATTCGTGTACAATATTACGTAATTCTTCTACTTCTTCCATAACAGGTACAGCGGCACACATCATCTTAGCAAAGTGCATCACCTGATAATAGTCTTCATCATCCATAGGATTATCTGGCATAGCCATAATAGATATGTCAACTTCACCTGACCACCTACCCTCGTCATTAGCGAATGGCCTGACACGGATAAGGAAATCTTCCTCATTTACTTCTTTAGCTAGTTTCTCCATCATACTCATAGTTATCTCCTTTTCACTTTTGTGCCGCCAAACTTAATAAACTTTGGNTGCTTGTTCTTGCCCTTCTCCTTCAACCAATCTTCAGGAATNATCCTGTCATAGTATCTNAAGCCATATTTAATACACCATTCACCGTATGTAGACTTAGCACCCTTACGTAATTTGCGTCTACTACTTTCAAACACAAAACGAATATCCAAGTTAGGATGCTGCTTTTTAATAGCCAGATGCTTGCGTCTATCTGCTGCGGTGAACATACCCTTTGTTTCAATAATGATGCCGTTGGACAGCACGAAATCTGGTGTGTAGGTTCTGTACGCTAGGTCTTCCCACTCAATCTTTACTTGCTCATACAAGAAGTCTACTTTGAGTTCAGTTAGATAGTCAGATACCTTTAGTTCCAGACCGCTACGATATCCGTATTTCCGTGCTGCCCTAAATTGTTTTGCGTTAGGCAATAACTTCTCCAATATAGCTTACTACTGGCGGGTTCTTTGCCTGTGACTTTACAGATGGACGCTCAGTAAGACTATCCCAACAATCAAAACGGTAGTTACAAAATCTGCATCCATCATTAAGGACTTTATTACCTGTGGGCTTGCCACGAAAAGTTTCAGGCACTGGTTCAAAACATCTTTCAAATTTGTTCTCCTTTACTGTTTCAACCGTCTTTCTAATTCTCCCTACTTCTTCTTCAACATTAAGACCTTTGGCTGGTATGTATTTAAACTTACCGTTGGCCTTGTTGACTACCCACCAGCCACCTACTTTCTTGCCAGATGCTTTGGCGTAACCAGCAAGCTGTGCTACGTATCCAAACCCATCACCACTTGCAAGGGTGTCATAGGATTCAAACTTGTTTCTGTATGACCAGTCTGAAGCTGATTTAATATCATCAACTGCACCATCAACGATAAGGTCATAAGAACCAGAAACACTATCGTCACCAAGGTTAAGAGTAACCTTGTCCGTGTCCTCATATTTAACTCCTGCTTCCTTGAGTATACCTTTGAACACAGCCTCGACAATATCGCCAATCATCATGTTCATTACGAATGTTGTTGGAAAGGGTAACGCTACCTCTGGCTTGTTCTTATCATACCAGAGTTGACAGGTTGGCCTACCTACGTTTGACATACGTAGACCAAACTTGTCACGCTTGTTACCCCCACCAAACTGGCGTTGTGCAGCAGCCATCACATCGTCACCAATCTGTTTGATTGTGTCTTGTGACATACTTGATTTGCCTGTTACGGCGTTCTCAAGATACTGATGCAGTGCCAGTTCAGCAGGGTGGTTCATTACGCTACCTCTTCTTCAAACTCAACATCAACCACACCGTCAATGTCTACCTCGTCTAAGTCCATATCATTCTTGCTTGAGGCTTTCTCAGCGTAAGCATTGATGATGTACTCATTATAGTTAGTCACCCAAGACATGAAGTCAGCAAACTTCTCTTGGTCATCCTGTGTAAGTTCAACGCTGTTAGTAGCGTCCAAGGATGTCTTAGGCAAGTAGAAGCTATTGCCATTAGGCAGCTTACGCTCTTCAGTATTCAGCGTAACATTATGCTGCACAGGTAGACGCTTCATCTTGGCAAGCTGTGTGAACACACCGCCAATAGTCTTGAAGGCATCACGGTTCTCAACTTCCCAGATGAATGGTGTAGCTTCTAGTTCAACAGGCTTACCATCAGCATCCTTTGGGTTAATCAACTCAACTGTACCAAGCACAACTCGTACACGTTTGATTGAACGGATGAGTTCTTTGGTTGCGTCTGGCAAGGACTTGAAGTCCTCAATCCAACCAGAAGGTTTACCACAGTTAAAGCCACCATCGTTATCCTTCAAGTCCATGTTAAGCGTATCAGCCATAACAGTCTTGACGTAACGATTAGGTGTACCGCCATTACCCATAACAAACTTCTTGTACATGAAGCGTTGTAGGAATGGACGCATTACTGCTGACTCTGCGTAGTATGTAGGGCCATCAGGAATCTCTAGCTTGTATGTGCCACCCTTAACCTTGATGGTATCTGACCCAAGGATAGGTGTGTGGTTGATGCGCAGTCGAGCAAGGAACATGCCTTGTTTCTTCTGTGCGGGTGCCTCGTTTGCAAGACCCATAGCCTTTGCCATCTCAGCATAGTTACTCGTATCAATCGTTACAATATCGTTCATGTTTATTAACTCCTTTTCAGTTGTAAGATGCATAGTTATATCAGGTTACGTCCTTAACGTCAAGCCAATTCGGACCTATTTTCGCCTCTAATAATAGAGGAACATTGAAATCAACACCCCAACGTAGGGTGATGAGTTCAGGTAGTGCTTTATTAGTAGCGTCTATGATGTTGATAACCTGCGCTTCTTCGTCGGGGTGTACATCAATAACGATACTGTCGTGAACTGAGTTCACTATACACGATTGCATACCCTTTAGCAACTCATCAATGTGCAACAAAGCAATCGGAACAATATCCGCTGTAGCGAATGACTGCACAGGGTAATTCTTAATCTGTGTAAAGTGTGATACACGTCCAGTAGATTTACGTACCACATCCGGGAACGCAAACTCACGACCACTGGGCGTGGTAATCTTT